CACGTCAAAGTGGAGCTAAACTACCAGGTGGATGAGGCCGGCGATCCGGCAGTGCACGACCCGCGGTTGATCCAGGCTAGCACGGCCGAGGATTCAGCCGAGACCGGGCCCTACATTTGGTCGCAGAGCAAACACCGATCAGAGAGTTGTGACAATAAAGGGCGAAAGGCCAGGTACGGCAAGTGCTACTATGCATCCTCGATGAGGGCTGAAGAGCTCGACCAACGCGTGGCGGAGGCCATCGCTGAGGTGGGCCACGGACACGCCCACTCGGTAGCGTACCTGGGGGCTGACGGCGTGCGATATGACTGTCACCAGTGCTACGCATCCCTGCACCCGTACGTGGAATTGGGCAGGCGTGAGGGCGTGCCTGATGAGGTATTGACGCAGATAGAGTGGTCCGGCGAGGTACACGGAACCACCGCCCACGGAATCAGTTACAGAACTGTTGACAACCAGAAGTCTGGGGCAAATAACACCACCAACCGCAACACCCAAACGTCCATCTTTGTGATGAATGACGCGCTCGAAGCCTTTGACGCTGTCGCCTTCATCGGCGGCGATGACACATTTGTCATTTGCCGAGCCGTTGACGTCGCTAGCGTCCAGCGGTCAATCACCACCACGTACCTTCGCGCCGGCATCGAGATGGAAATATCCGCCAGTGACCAACTGGCAGACGTCGAGTTTTTCTCGGGTAGGTTTTGGCCCGCTAAGACGCCGTACGGATTCGCTTTCGGGCCCAAATTTGCGAAGTTGCTTCCCAAGCTATTCAGCATGAGGAATCCGGCGTCCGTGGGCAAACTCGACAGGCACATCCTAGGGGTGTGCAGGGGCTTGGCACCTATGGTGCAACATCTGCCCATTGCCAGGGAGTATGTCAACCACTGCATACGCTTAGCCGGCGCCACGTCCAAAGGCAAGCCGTCAAAGGCCACGCTTAATTTCATCGCAAAGATGGAACACCGCATAACTCGCATCAAGGCCGTTGATGAGAGCCCTGCCATTTATGACACCTACATGAGATTGTATGGGCTCGGCAAAGCAGACGTGGTCGACATTTGCCGGCAAATTGAGTCGGTTAGCGCGTTTCCAGCCGTCATCTTCCACCCGAGATTCAAACATTGTAACGACGTGGACAAGGCGGGCAAACCGCCCGTCGAACTCACGCTAGCCATGGCGGGCACCGTTCAGGGCGACTATGCCAAGATGGCAAGGGCCGATGGTTTCTCGTACGGGGCCATAGCAGTATGCGCAATGACCAACACCGTTGCTGCTAGCATCCA